GTCTTGTCCGTCTTGTGTCTCTAACTTAAATACATCTACTTCAAGCTCTTTCATCTGTACTTCAAAGTCTTGTTCAGCTTTTTTAAGTTCTAACATTTGTTCAGGTGTAGCTTCGGCTAATCCTTTTTCTATAGCCTTTGGAGTATTAGGAACACCTAACACTTCTGATATCATGTTAGCTGCCATTCCTCCCATCGGTCCACCCAATGCAGTTCCTAATGTAGGTGCAACAGCTCCAACTATGTTTTTTAATAATTTTTTCATTTCATACTCCTAATACCATGTCTTGTAATTCTTTACTACGTCTACCTACTTGTCTATACCAACGACTATCTTCCATTTGTACAGCCATTTCTTTCCAATCATGGTTTCTACAAGCCTTTAACATGTTACGAAACTTGGAAAGCCTAGAGCCTCCTAAGTTAAAACACATATTTACTAGTACTCTTTGTATTACTTCTGGAAGTTCATCCCAATCTTCATGGCTTCCAAAGACATGTATAGCTTCCATGTAGTGTTTGTCAAAGTCATCTTCATAATACATATCTACAACTTCTTGTGATACAGATGTACCAACTGCCCAATCATATTCAGGGTCTTCGGGTTGGCAAAGATGTCCAACTCCTAGAGTTTTATATCCTAAACTATCTTCATAGATGTTTAGTACTTCGCCTTCGTGTCTTTTAATTTGTTCTTTACATAGTTCTATGTTCATATTATAATCCTATTTCTTTATATGGTCGGATAAATTTATTTATTACAGACTGTTTATATCCACCAGCTTTTAAAGCATCTACTGCTTCTGTTACAGTAATATCTTTATCTTCTAATAAATCTTTTATCATTGTTAAACTTACAAATCTTTCATCTACAGTTTCATCTAACTTTTCTAAATGTTTTCTATCTAAATAACTCTTTCTTAATTTCTGACCTCTTTTACTAGAAGCATTGTCAATAGTTTTGGTTAAAGCTTTAGCCACTCCTCCAACCACATAAGGCTTTCTTAAACCTAGTCCTTCCATTTGTGATTTAAGTTCTCTGTCTTCAATGTCTTGTGCAGCTTCTGAGGTTGCGTTAAAAGGTAATCCTGTATTTCTGTTTACCATTTCATCGGGTTCGTCTTTGACGTTAGGTACGTTAGTAACTATACCACCTTTAGAATATTTAATAGGTTTAAATTTCTTTTCTTTTTCTTTAGCCCTACCAGCAGCTATTCTTCTTATATTCTTTTTAGTACCTTCTCCAAATATCATATCGTAAGCAGAGTAAAAAGGTGCGTTAGTTGCAGCTACTTCTACAAAGTTTTTTCTATAAAGTAATGCATCAACTCCGTCTTGTACAGCAGGACCACCTACAGCTTTAACAAGAGCAGCTACAGGACCTACATTTCTATCCATTTCAGAATCATATCTATATGCATAATCATATGGACCTGTTATACCAGTTCGTCTTGCAGCATCAAACATAATTTCATGTATGGGTTTATCTTCTCCTGTCTCATAATCAATAGTAGCTTTACCACCACTTCTAATTTCATTACCTATATGGGCTACAGACATCATCAGTGCAACAGTACCTAATGTTTTACCACTGGCAGTTGCAGGGTTATTATATCCTTCATTAACAAATCTTTTAAGAATAGTATTATTAAATGCTGTAGGATAACCAGCAAACTGTACTAAAAACTGTGCTGCTGGGTGTGAGAACCATAAAGGTCTATTAGCTTCTGCAGTTGTAGGGTTAAGAATAATTTCTTTAGTAAACCTATTTGCACCACGTAAATAATCTTTGCTATAAAAATTACTATTAAAAGAAACATTACCATAACGGTCTTGTATTATTTCTCCTTTACCGTTCATTCCTCTAGCTTTGTTTACATCATATTTACCATTTTTATCTAATGAACCTTTATACCACTTTAAAGCTTCGTTTTCGTCTATACCTAATTCATTAAGTTGTCTTGTTAAATAATCTTTGTTAGCATCAGTTAATTTTCTACCTACTAAAGTTTTACCATAATATAATTGTTCTGCATTTTGTTTTATTAATCTTTTACCAGTTGTAAAGGATGCAAGTTGTACAGCTTTTGTCCACTGTGTTAGTAAGTTTGTTTTAAAAAATCCTTGTTGTAACCATCTAAGTTTATCATTTCCTAATGCTTCACCAGCCAATCCTTCTATTCTTTCTTGAACAGCTTGTTCTAAAGCTAATCCAGTTTGATAAAGCTCTGTCCATGTTTCATCATTAAGGTCATCAAATCCTTTTATTTTTTTACCTTCTTTTAATCCACCAAAACTACTTCTTGAAAAATTCTGAAACAATCTTTTAAAATTATTTTGAGTTTCTGATTTAATACTTTTACCTATACTTCTTGCAGTTTCTTTTACATCTCCGGGATTTGCACGACTTAATAGGATTATAGGTTCTGTAATACTAGAAATAGTAGCAAAAGGTAAATGAGCCATTTGCTGAATTAATTTAGAACCGTCACTAAAAGCCCTAGCATATTTATTATTTCTAAACACACTATTTTGATAAGTTTCTAATCCAGTAACTTTTTGAAACATTTTTCCTACACCTTCTGCAATATTTTCTGCTTCTTTTCTAGCTTCTGTTTTATTTAAACCTCTTTTTAAAGCTGACTGCATAAGTTCATTTTTTATTAATTGCCTTTCAGTTTCAAATTCTCTTATTGTATTTCCAAAATATTTTTTACGTCCTTGTGACTGTGACATATTAGTAAAATAATTTTCTAATACTTGTTGCACATCTGTTTCTAAAAACTCTGCAATATCACTATCTTTTAATTTACTAAATCTTCTAGCTTGAAAAAAACCTAAAGAATTATTAGCACCTGCTTTTCTTAATTCATAAGGAGTATATCTTTCATCAATCATACCTTCAACTATTTCTCTAGCTTTTAATTCTTTAGCTGTATTTTGTATATCTAATTCAGTAATAGTTTTTTTCCTACCTGCAGAGACTTCTACATCTAATTCTTTTTTAGCCAACTCTTCAAAACTAGTTACTTGATATTTTTTAGTTAGCTGGAATATTTCATCATCCATAGTTTTAGCATCAGCAGGTCTACCTGTTCCTTTAGTTCCATCTGATAATATTATATCCATTTCAACTACTGAATTATCAGGGTCAGCGTGTCCAGCATTAATTAATTTTTGTGCGAATACATCTTGTTTTTTAGAAAGAACATCAAACTTATACAGTCTAGGAAAGAAACCACCTTCATTAGTAGTACCTGTTTTAAATAAACCCATTGATTGTGCTTCATCAAAAGATTCATCTAGTAATATTCTAACTCCTTTATATGCATCTGCAATATCACTGTCAATTTTATAGACTGTAGTTTTACCATCAATTTGAGATGTATATTCTCCTCGTTCTAGAAGAGTCTCTATACTTACTTTACCTTCTCCTCTTTTAACACCTATGTTTTTATCAGATAATAAAGAGTATAAGGTATCATTTTGTTCTTTAAGTACACGTGCATTCCATCCAGTTCTATATAAAGTATTTAAAGATTTAGCTAATCCTAAATGATATTTACCAAATTGTCTACCTACAAACTCTCCAAAAGACCATTGACTTTCTTCACCATCTTTTAAAACTGCTTTCTTTACACTTCTTTCGCCTTGTGTAATAAGTTTTGTATCATAATCATATCTTATTTTTCTTAAAAAGTTTTGTAATGCTGGAGAGTCTTTAGCATATTCTAAAAATTCTGTAGTAGCTTTACCTGTTGTTTTAGCCATTATCCAATTTAATTGATGATTTCTTTTTCGTTCTTCATTAGGTAATCCTTTCTTTACACGTTCTTTAAGTCTTTGAGAAAAAGATTTTTTTTCTAAAAAATTACTATCCGGTAAAGGTCCAATAAACTCTGAATCTAAATCTTGAATATTTGCAGCAGCTTGGTCTACTTCCCATTGTTCTAATTCTACTTTTCTTTGTTGAGGTCCTACAAAACTAACAGCATCTTCATTGGCATATCTAAATTCTTTTTCTGCTAATCTAGAATATCTTCTACCCATACCTACACCGACAGCTCCACCAAGACCTGCTCCTAATCCAGCACCTAATAAACTAGACGTAGCTACTTCAGATAAATCAATAGAATCTATTAAGTCTAAATCTACATTCATATCTTGCATAAAATAATTATGTAGTCCTTCCCAAGCCATACCTTCAGCAGCACCAAACAAAGCAAAATCTTTTGTTGTTTCTTTTGTAATAGCTTTTTTTAATTTAGACTTGGTAAAAGCTTTTATACTTTGTTGAGCAGCAGCACCTAATGCAGCACGACTAGCTACTGTAGCTCCTGCAGTAGGTATTGCAAAAACAGCAGCTAGAATATTTAATGGGTCTAAAAGTAAATCACCTGCTAAATCTTTTACCAATCCAAAATGTTCTTTAAAACCTTTAAGGTCTGCATTCATAAATTCATTTTGTAAATAAACATAATCTTCTTTTTGTTCCTTAGTCCATTTACCTGTTTGAAAAGAACGAGTAGCTGCAGCACTTAAACTATATTCTGCATCTCTAAGATATTCAAATATATTTTCATTACTCTCAATACCTTCTAAAAATCTTTCAGCTCTTGTAGAAAATTCTTCATCTTCTGCTAACT